CAATATCTGAGTTTTGTGGTTCACTAAACTCAATATCAAACTCCAAAAACAACTCACCAAGAGAGGTGGTTATTCCTGTAGAGATATTATCACCATTGAGTACGTTAAATACTCCAGCTGCAAAAAACCGAGTTTCCCCAGCATTAGCAGCACTATTGATATTCCCTGAACTTTGTGCTAGGCTTGAAAACGATACTAATTCAGCATCGGTGAACAATTTTGTTCGATTAAAAGCCATAGGACCAGTAGCCTGCCCAGCCCACAATGTGTGCTTTTGGGCAAATTTATGACCATTAAGAACTGAGGGTGTAACCGTTGAGCCCACAGGCAATGCATCCAAGGCATCTGGATCTGGCATAAACCACAAAGTGCCGGCAGTAACACTGCTTACACTTGGAAGAAAATGGAATCGTGCTGATTTAATTATGTATCTCTCAAAATTCTGAAAATCTTGAAACATCATCTGACCAGCAAACAACTCCTTAGCCAGCAACAAAGAGAGAATAACGCCACCATTTATATAAGTACTGCTGCCAACAGCACCATTGCCACCAATTGCACCAACCGAGAAAAGAGCTTTAACTCTTCGTTTTCCCATAGGAGCGGCAACAGTCTTATAATATGGTTTAATTGCATATGTATTTTGCAATTGTGTAGGCATTAACCCAGAAACAATCCCTTCAGAGCCTTTACCAGCATTCTGCTTAGGGTTATGTTTCTTTTCCGGTATTTTTTGCCGATGACTGGCTTTAAAGCCTTTCAGGTCATCAGTATTGGTGTGGCTACCAGCATTGCCACTCAATTTCTCATTGTGAAATTGGTCTGTCTTCCGGACAGCACCAAGCCTCTGGGGTGGTTTTGGATACGATAACTTTTCACCATTACGGCGACCAAGTTTGGACATCGCAAACATTCCTACACCAACTCCCCAAGCCTTTAATTTACCACCAAGTGTTTTCATTTTTGGAATAGCTTTGAAAGCACGATCACTCAAAATTGCATCTGCCTCACCCTTGTTTTTAGGGTGCTTATGGTAGTGCCAATCATGATCACGTGCAGCTTCATCCAACGCATCAACTGGTTTTGCATTCCAGTTTTTGTCCCCAAGTTTGATGGCACCAGTATGACCTGGTCCAACATAATTACCATGAAGACGAAAATGAGGCGTGAAATCACTAAGATCAGCCAAATCATCAGTATTGGTATAAGAGCCTTTCGAACCATTGAGTGTTTGACACTTCAAGGCTTCAGTATCTCTCCTCTGCCAATCTTTCACAAGAGCGAGTGCAGCCCTTACAATTGAGACACACACATCATTGGTGCAAGGAGATGGTTTATCTCGATCACCTGTGTGAATCATGCAAGCGACCCACTGCATTGTTTCAAAAACATCAGGATATTCTTCCAAGAGTTTCATGGGAAACCAACGCATTGTTGATACCATCTTCTCTCGAAGATTCTGCATGTTTAGGTCGTACACATCCACAGGAAGTAAAAGCATACCGTTGGGAACGGTCACTGTAAACAACACTTGATGGAAAGTGCACACCTTTTGCATTGAAATAAATACATCTTTTGAGATGGGGGTTTTGGGGAGCATAAAAGACGATGTGACTGGGTCATGCGCAAACAAGAATTGATGCGTAAATGATACAGTACTCATAGCTTTTTAAATTGGCTGCGCGCATTTAAGCCTTCACCCTGCTCCTGCAGCTTCAAGACCATGATAGAGCGCAAATAATTCATCATTGCTCTTATACAGGTTAAAAATTTGCTGCATGGGAATATCATTAATAGTTCCCACCAATTCATTCGCGTGATAGCGAATAAGATAGTTTAGGTAATCTTCTATGGTATTTCTCACTGGGATGTTTGCCCAGGAGTCATTTCGCAGAGCACAAGCTCTTAAAAAATGCCATCGAATATCACCTTCACCACTACCCCACTTCAAAGATGCATAAATACGATCAGAGTCTGGGGAGGGAAGCCAGTAATCACCATGTCGAACAAACGACTGAGACAAAAACTGACACTCCTCCAATTTCCGAGGTTTCCACGCAGCCTCTGACGGAACTTTTGTTTTGATACCAATACCGCCCCATATACGAGCGAGCTCTACAGGATTATACCACTCTGCAGCTTCATCAGAAACTGTAAAAGTGTTGTCATCACCATTAAGTGCTCCCTCGACATTGGCCATAAAGTCGTTATACTCAGCTTGACGCCCTATTTCACGGCATCGAATGATCCATGCGTATGCTAGCAAACGAAACAATATCATAGTGTTATCAACGATGGTATTCGCACACCCACTGGGATTTCCAGTGTGCTTACGAATCAACTCACCATTTTCCAAAACAATCACACTATGTATGATATCATCATAAAGGTTCCAAAAACGCTTTCGGTTTTCATATGTACGATATTTCCTATCAAGAAAATCCCAGCGAATATCACGTTGTCCTTCAAGGAGCATGACACTCAAACTGGCGTCGTAATCACTTTCATCACATTCAAAAGCTTTTTTGAATCGATCCAAACGACGGTACAATGTGTC